GCCAGAACCTTTAGGCCCGCCTAGTCCACTGAATTGCCCGCCTCCACCGCCACCGCCACCAGCGTAGTAGTTACCGTAGCTAGGCCATCCTGAACCGCCTCCACCTGAGCCTCCACCTCCGCCACCGCCACCTCCTCCAATAGGGGATATTGATGAAAGTGTTAATGGAAATTCTACATATAAAGCATCACCACCATCACCACCGTCACCACCAGCAGCTCCAGCATTAGCGCCTGATCCAGATAATCCACCTCCGCCACCGTTGCCGCTAGCACCCCATATTGCTCCGTTATTTTCTATAGTTAGAGCGCCACCATAACCCGTGCCAGTTCTTAAAGCATATGCGCTGGTACTTGAGGCTAAAAGCCTTGCCCCTTGATTAATAACTATTTTTACATTATGGGTTTTATCTAAGGATAAGTTATCAAGATCTACATCATAAAAATCACCAGTCACAAATTCATATACATATTCATATTCATATGTAGTCTGCCAAACGCCTCCGACCTTTACATAAGCCTTAATGACTGGTCGCCAGTTGCCATTGATATTTACGCTAGGCTTAACTGTATGGAAGGTAGATCCAACCTTAGCTTTAATACTCAAACCAAATATCTCCGTTTGAAGTGGTTCCGCTAGGAGCGCCATTATTGATGTGCAATGTTGATTCTACATTGGTACCATTTACTACGCTATGGACTGTTGTGTGAGCTGCAACCTTAAGAGCCGCTGCTGCCTGAACCATAGCTGTGGTAGCGATTTTAGTGCTGCTATCAGTAGAGGTTGGAGTGACAGATGTTGGTGAGCCTGTAAGTGTGGGGCTTGCTAAAGTTGCTAGCCCCATATTAGCTACATCTAAAGAACCGATTAAGATCCACGCGCTATTCGCACCGTTGCGCTTCTTTAGAGTGTTAGTGGTAGTATCTGCCCAGTCTTGATACGGGAATGTAGGAGACGGGGGATTATTACCTGAATGGCTAGTGGCAAATGCAGTTAACCCTAAGTTAAGGTCAGCACGAACCGCTGCTCCTGAGCCATTTGCTATATCTATATCATGCTGAGCCATCTAAATCTCCTTACCGTAACTTGTGGCAATCCAATTAATTGATCTTACAATGCCTGTATTGGCACTATTAAAACACTGGACAGTAAATCCAGTTCTAGTGTTATTGGTGACTCTAAAGTAATCACCTGTGTTAGCGTCCTGCATAGTTATACCAACTGATGGCTTTGCATGAAATGCGTGAGCAAAAGAAATACCAGATCCATTTGCCGCTGTAGTTACATCAAAAGCTCTCTCTGTTCTATCAGGCATATCAACAGTAACTGATAACGCTGTTATGCTTATATTATAGTTTGCATCATCGTTAGTTACCACTACACGGAACTGGTATCCACGGGCAAAGTAATCACCTACTAAGAACGGACTCCAAGAAGACCATGTAGGAGATCCAGATGGGTTATCCGCTGTGATCCTCATCTCAAGAGTTGCAGATAGCTTATCACTTGGCTCACCATCAAAGTTTTCCCATGAGTCAATGTTAGCCACCCTACTATCAAATAAGTCAGTTGCTATTGCTGTAGAGCTGCTCAAGTTTGCAGTAACACGGCTAGTATAAGAGCCACCAAGGTCAGCACTATTAGCAAAGTAGTAAGTTCCTGACCCTTCAATTACTCCGCTAGATATAGCGTCAAGCTGAAGCACATTACTAACTACGGACATATCTGTCTTTGCGCCAGTAAATAAAGGATGCTCAGTTACAGTTACAACAGAGTTAAAGTCCATTATGTTGGGCACGTTACTAGATGCTAGTTTAGCATTGACGCTAAATCGACCACCCTCATCTACGGCCTTAGCCATATATGTTCCTGGCAACATAGGCAATACTGAGTGAGTTTGAGTTCCTGATATAGCTTCACCAATGTCATTACCATCCTGCCACTGCGCTCCAGACAACACGTTAGTATGTCTTATACGAACATAACCTCCGTTAATAACGTCTAAATCCGTAATTCGTGCCCAGCTAATGTGAGCCTGACCGTCAAGTGCTCGCATACTAAAGTTGGATAGATCAGAAGGAGGTGCAGTTAATCCAGCAACAGGCTGAGAGCTTAGTTGCGCCCAAGCCGACTTTACGTTCATTGAGTTTATAGACCTAACCCTAAAGTCATATAGTCCTACTGGCACATCTTCAATTCTTGCGCTTAGAGAGCTAGTCTTGGTTATGAACACAAACTCTGAAGCAGAGCTAAGTTTGTACTGAGCTTCATACTCACTAACAAAAGCATCAGAAGGTGCTGCCCACATAAATATAGCTCTAGACTGAGTTCCTTTTGAGTTTACTGTAGTGTAAAGCTCTTCACTTATAGAAACAGGTGTTGGAGCCACTACAGAGAATGGGTTTGGTAAGTTTGTGTCTGGTATGTCTACAGCTTGAGTCTTCTCAACCCAAGGGTATATACCATCCTGATGCTCAATAAGCTCTACCGATACCGTACCGTCCGTAGCCATCATTAAGTTAGTTACTCGGAATAGCTTACTAGACCAGCCTGGAGTAGGGTGTGTAACGTCAACAATCTGACCAACAATGACATTAAGAGCCTCACTCGTAGCAGTAAAGCTAACTATGATTCCATGTCTTGACCGTAACAAGGCAATCTCTGCGATATCTAGAGCTGTATACTTGTCAGTTATTGTAGGTAACGATATACGGTTTTCTAGTACGGTATTACCATCTTCTGATAAATACTGATCTAGTTGCGAATTACCAGCTAAAGGGAACTGAACCTGATCTTCCTGCCAGTTAGCCAAAGGGTTCGTGTAGGTAGCGATTATCTTATTAAACCTAGTCTTCTTTGACTCGCTAGTTATGCTAAATGAGCCGAATATATTGTCGGTATTAAAGCTAAATGTAGAAGAGCCTGCGTCCTCAATGATTAAACCGTACTTACCGTCTTGGTAAGGCATTAATCCACGCATACCAGAAAGCAAAACCTTCACGTTGTCGAATATGTCTGACTCAGTATCTATTACGGCATTACATGAGAATATAGGTCTGCTAGTTCCACCACCATAAGGGGTAACTGATAAGTCACACTTAGTTGCAGCAGCACCTACTAAAGTGTCGTTTATTACAGAAAAGTCCAAACCCTTCCCATAACGAGTATTAGTCATGTAGTCACGCCAGCACCATGCTGGGTTAGAGCTGTACTCTACTATTGATCCAGTGAATACCTTCTTACCTTTGACAATAGCATTAATTATGGGTATTGAGCTAAAAACATCAGAATCCCACTTTAGCTCAACTGCCAAGTATGCAGTTCCACGCAAACGATGGTTATCAGTCCAGCCAATATTAGCATTAATGAAAGTCTGGTCAGCATTCTGAGTGTCAGTACCAAGGTACTTGTTAACTGTTACTAATCCGCTAAACTTACTATCAGTGCTTAGATCATCATCAATATATATATCGCCTATACTATCAATTTCGCCTTCACATAGTATTAGAATAATGTATAAGAAAGTGTTATCTGATCCGCTATTGCCTATGAATACACGGGTTCCACCAACCTTACGCTCACCATAAATAACAGGTATGGAAGCAATGTTGGAGTCTTTGTTGGCTAGAAGCCCTTTGGCGTCTTCAGCAGCTCTTCTGGCTGCATCCATAGCTGACTTAGTTAATACCCAAGAAACCGCCATAGACGCTAAGAATACCCATACTAATGGATTCATTACTTACGTCCCCATTTAATATCTTTGATTATCTCGCTAGCAAACTCCATCCCTAAATCTCCATTAAAAGCTGCCTGCTGAGAATTGTCGTTAGTCCTGCGACCATTAACACGCGCAAAGTCAGCCCAATGAGATGCAACAGCAAGCACTACAACGCTATCGCTCTCAGTATCTTCTATGCTGTAACCATCTATACGACCTTCGTATATAAGGAATGAATCTCCTATAATTACCCCATAGTCATCAAGAAGAACTCGCTTAATACTAACCTTTCTGTCTATATAGTTTTCACTTAAAAGTATAGACACATAGTCAGAGCCTACGCCTGAAAGCTGAATATTGATAGAGCCTACTTGCGCTTCAGTAGATTCGCTTACACCGCCCATACCTAACAAGTAGCTACTGGCACTATAAGTAACTGAGTTTTCAACTAAGTCATGCCTGTAGTCAGTGAGATTGACTGTAGTAGAGAAGTCTATGGTAACTAAG